AAAGTCAAATGCACCATCCACATCCGTATCAGTAACACCGGAAATAAATACTTTATCATTCTTTGCAAGACCGTGACCAACCATAAAGACTGAGCATTCTTGTCCACCTGAGTCAGTAAGCATTTGGTTATCATTTGTCAGTTCACGAATATTCGTAGCGTTTGTAAAGAGTGCAGTACCTGAACTTGCAAACTCCGCACGATAGATTTGGAACATCATATCGCGATCTTGATCCGGTGACCAAGTTGAAGAGTTTTGAGACATAAAGAAAGAACCAAGAGTAGGCTGTTTGTTAACTCTCTTTTCAGTAGTACCGATTAAGAACTCATATGTCTTGGCAACATGGACAGTATAATCTGTGCTGTCGGCTAAGAGAACAAACGCGTATTCTTTATTTGGCTCAAGATAGACGGGCTCGTCAAACTCAAAGTCAGTACCGTTTGAACGAATGTTATCTAAATCAGTAAGATCGCTTGGAATATTTACTTCAGATGGATCCAAGAACTTTACAGCATCAGGCAAGGGTTGGTTGACTGGAACGCCATTCACCACCGCACGAATTTGCATTTGAACAGGAATCCCACTTGACTTAGTGGCAAAGTAAGCTCTGATTTTTGTAACGAAGATACCGTTTTTATTCTCAACAGCATCGACAAAGAACGATTGTGCAATGGGATCTGTATTAATGATTCGTGTTATTGTAACGATTCTTGTAACACGAACAGTATCTTGATAGGTTTCCAAAATACCAGTTGAGGTAAATGGAACTCTTGCAGTACTTAGTGCTTCGCTCTCATCATTACCTGCACCTGATACATCAACTAATTTGAACTCACGCGTACCTGTTCTAAACTTAAAAGCATCACTACTTGGAATAACAAACGAACCAATGATAATTCCTTTGCTATCAGAAATTAGATTTGTTGATCCATCTGGGTGAGCCGTTGCTTTCGAGAAAACATTTGAGTTATCGTCTTGTCTTACAGAAAATGTTTGGAAAGTTGTTTCTTCACGTGTAAAGTTATCAATTGCTTTTTTACCAAAGTAAGGAAAGTACCGAGTGTTAGGACGAAGCCCTTGCGCCTTAAAGAAAACTTTTCGGCCGCGCATAAAGGGAATGAATGAAACATCAACAAGTTTAGTTCCAATTTTTTCTCTACGAATATCAACGTTTGTCATTTACATTACTCCTAGAAACTAAATCCGCTTGCAGCATTCTGACTACCGCCTAATCCTGGTGGTCCACCACCGCTAGCAGAATTGCCCGGGCCAATGCCTTCTCCGCCATCACCACCACCGCCAATACGAATGATCCTAACCCGTGTAATAGTTCCGCCATCAACAATTGCATCAGGAGCTTGACGGCGTTCATACCATGTATCAGATCTTGGTGATAATGTGATATGACCTTCGCCAGAAAATACAGCAAATGGATTAACGTTTTCTGTTTCAGTCGCTAACGGCTGATCAATAAAGATGTGGCTCGAGTCAACAGACAGAGTTAAGATATCGCCAGAAGGTCTGAAAACACCACGAGTTGTGCTAGTAGAATTATCAGAATCATACAATAAACGAATAGCATTAGATATTGATTGCGGTTTTAGGATTCCATTGCGCTCATCGATGAAAGCTCTATATTCAGGCCTTTCTACATCTGAGAAACTAAAGTTATCAAATGGATCGGCAATGAATCCAGCTTTTGTTCTCTCATTACCAGCTGAGTCAACAATCGTTAACGCTTCAGTTGCGTTTTCTAATAAACTCAGTACTGTTAAATCTTCAAGATCATTAATTCTTTGTTCAAGATCACCAATGTCAGACATTGTGAAACGTTTTGCTTCAACATATTGACTTGTTAAATCCGATTCATGTAATGTAAATGGAGCTAATCCGAATCTATAAATCTCTAAAGATCCATCCGGAATATTCGGTAACTGTGCTTCAGTTAGAGCAGGCTCACCTTGAATATAGCGAAGTTCTCCAGCTTGTGGATAACGATCAAGATTTTCATCTTTCGTTGCAACAACTAGGCGATCTTTACGTGTAAGATAATATGTTGGATTAATATCAAAAGCAGTTTGGTTCTTTGGAAGTAACGGTGTGATTTGGTTTCCACTACCAGCCGAATCAAAAGTAAATCTCATCACACCGGCAGAGTCTGCCAAGATACCGGCAACTGGCCGGAAGTCAAGAACGTTTCTTAAGTTAATTGTTTGTCCGTCTTGTTGACGATAGTCTGGAATCCCAGCATATCCAACACTATCACCAGTTGGATACGATGTTACATCAAAGTGTGTACCTGATGTGCTGTGCGTAAAGTGTCTGTATCGAATAACAGCATCACCTTGTGGAAGATCACCGGCGTTATTTTTCTTTACAAGACGACCGATTCCATAGAAGTTATCTCGTTGTCCGTTGTCAACATCAAAGAAACTTGATAGATCGGCTCCAGTTACAGAACCTAAGTTAACACCCTCAACTTTGTAAATGTCAGCTTTTCTTAGTGAAAGAAACTTAGTACCGCTTCCATCAGAATCTAAATCAGTCTGCATGTTTACAGTTAAAGTAGTTTGAGCGGCGAGAGACTTTGATTTGGCTGAGAAGTTCGACGTACCTTTATGAACTTGGTAAGCATAGATGTCGTACTGTTGACTGTTATCAGCACCACCTGTGATATTAAACTCTGTGCCTGACGGAGATCCAAGAGTAATATCAAATGTAAGTGTGTCTATCTTGCCATCGGTTCGTGTTGCCACCCAAGAAGACGCATCAGTAAACGTATCACCACCAGAGATAACCTGGTTAGAAGCAAGAACACCGGATGAGTTAGTAGTAACCGTGTACTTCTTTTGAAGTGTAATATCGTTCGATGCTGTGTAAGCGATTGTCGAAGGCCGAGGAAATCTTAATGGAAACAGCAGGTTGTTATTAGCTGTTTCTTCAAGAACTGCACGATTGCTTACCTGTTTTACGTTAATGTATTCTTGTGAACCTGCACCAATCGCTGCAGTGTTTGCAAAGTTCTGACCAGAGAACATATTAATATCGTACAGGTACGCTCTGTGATCTGCGCCGTCTTCTTCGTAACCACGGATCCTTGCGTGGCCAATTGTATTCGGAGCAGCACCAGCTGAATCAAATACGTTATCATAAAGTCTTGACCGAGCATGATTTTCTGGCAAGTTGTAGTTTGAGTCGAACAGAATGTAGTTACCATAGCGAGGAATAACAGTATCACCGTTTTTGGCTTCAGTCGTTTGCGACTTTGGAACTGTAATTTCTTCAGCAGGAATGTCGATTCTATAACCATCAACATATGCAAGACCTTCACTTACATCTAGTGAAAGGTTTGAATCGTTAAGTGGTTCAAACTTTGCTATGAAGTTCTTTACAATATAATCACCTGATTCCTCTTTGGTTCTTGTAGCCATGAAATCACGAATAACATTATAAGAATTATTAACCGTTACTTGCTTACCGATCTTGTCGTTGATGATCTTACAAAGGAACACAAAGTTGTCAGCTGCAGCAAGTTGGTCACGTGTTGTAAGTGTAAGCCTAATCCGAAAGCGATGTGCACCTGGAGCGGCAAGATTTGGCGCAGCCCCTTGGTTATCATATAGAGAGTCGTCGTCTGTTTCTTTTACAATATCTTGAACAAGTTTGAAACCAAGTTCTTTAGTTCCAGTCTTTGAGTACTTGTTCACAAACGCCGATTGCTGTTTTACAAAAACAAAGTGCCCTTGCACAAAGAACGAACCAGCTGTAATTGAAGCCTCTAGCCCTTGCCCAGTTGCTGCAGATGAAGCGATGGTGAGTGAACCGAGTGAAGCACCATCATGAGTAAGTGTTCCACCATTGGCGACTCGAACAGGAGCAGCACCGGCTGTACCACTTGTTGTGTCTGTGTACTCAACGTAAATTGTATCAGGATCTGATCCAGTAGCTTCTACTGCTTTAATGACTCTTACTTTAATACCGTCGCCATCAGTAAAGTTCTCACCGACTACAGTTGTGGCATCGGTCGGTAGAGCACCAGCTGCTAGCTTAATAAACTCTAAGTTATTAAGTGTAAGGTTACCACCACTGACTTTACCACCTTCCTTAAAGATATTTGAGCCAAAACGTTGCATTTCAGTTTGGATAATAGTTTGCAGCTGTGTAAGTTCACGAGCTTGCAGAGCTCTACCACTATTGAACAGTATCCGATGAAAATTATCGGAGTCCTTAAAGTCATCTTTAAATGTGGTTTCAAATATCGTACTGGTAAATGTATCAGCCATTCTTTACACCGTAATAATTACTTTGATGTCTTCAGTCTGCGATGCAGACCTAACAATTCTTGCTCGATTCTCTAAGTATAATAGATCACCTGAGTATATATCTACAGCCGAAAAGAGCGTACCACTATCAATGGTGGCACTTGCACCAGATGTACCACCCGTGATCGTTTCTGAATTAGTGAAGTTACCGTTTCGTGTCTTTTCGTTTTGATGGAACCTAATGATCTTACCACCGCTTGAGTCTACTTCGTCAACGATAGCAGTTACTCCAGAGGTACCACCTGTAACGACCTCATCCACGACAAACGTTGGAGAGAGTGAACCCAATGTGGCAGTCGTAGTTAAACTTCTGTTGACTTTAACTGAAGTGCTGCCTAGTCTACCACCAGGTGAAGATGAGTCGGTTAGATCAAGATTCTTAAATAATGAAATTTGTCTAAAGTCGTTTGTGATATTAAAGGTACCACTCTCATCACCGTTAGGCTTAGTGTTAATCATAATCGTAGATGATTTAAGATCTTCCCTTGCGTCGCCACCGATACCAATTCTTGTACTTAAAATCGGCCGAAGTGTAGCGTTACCGCTAAAGCTTAGTGACGCGTAGTCATAACCTGAACCAAGACCAGCCGATTCGTTGTTCATCTCAACTTTTACGATTGCACCACCTGAGATAGTTGCTGTTGCTGCGGCAGCTGATCCGTTACCACGGAAAGTGAGAGCCGGTGCTGATGAATATCCGCTACCACCGTTAACGACTTCCACACCAATGATCTGACCTCCGACAGCAGCTTCCTGAATCCGAAGTTGCTGAAGTTCAGTTGTGTTACACAGAGATGAGTCTTTAGTAATTACTTCTACCGGTTGGAATGCAGCTGTTAAGAAGTTGGTTGCGTTACCTGCTGCGATACCGTAAAGGAGTTTCCAACGATAACCATCTGATGTCTCAAACGCTTGAGTTTGAGCAACACCAGCTGTGCTGAAACTTGGCTTGACTGTGGATGGGTTAGCCGATCCTGTAGCCGACTTAGATTGTTGTAAACAGATATAGACTTCGTTGTCTTCTGTTAAGACATAGTACGGATTAGAAGGATAACCAACTTGCTTATCGTTATAAGCATCATAGATCGTACCTGATGACCAGTTGTTTCTTACTGCAACAAAAGATGATGCAGAAACTTTCTTTACTGACTCAAGGTTACCTCTAGCCGATCTTTCATCAAAGAGATGGCGAAGTGGGGAGGTTACAGTATCGGATGAGTCATATGTATCAGTCTTGCCGATACCAATATAAAACTCACTCGAGTCAGATGTATTCTGAATCTCTGTCAAAAGATCATCAGCGATCTTAAGTTTGAAAGGGTCTGTTACAATAGCTGCCATCTTTTAATCCTTACGCCAATGTCGTTACGCTCTGGTTACCAATGAGGTACCAATGTGATCCATCCCAAACGCATTGGGCTGCTTCAAATTGAGCAAGAGCGAAACTGCTTGTACCACCAGTGCTCTTAAAACTCGTAGGTGATATTGTCGCGACACCAGCTCCTTTATTTGTAAATATTTTATATTCACCAGTTGTTGTACCATTAGCTAATGCTACGGCAAGTGCTGATCCTTTATTACATATGATCATAGTAGCTGCGGCTGATGCGGTACCGTTTGCTGTAATCTCAACTGCCTCATAAGCAGCCTTACTTATTTCAACCGAACCCGTACCTTTTGCGTTTAGATTTAAGTTAAGGTTTGTCGCAGTTCCTGTTGCGTTAACCTGCACAGCATCTGTAGAAGCTGAGTTAATAACTGTAATTTCATTAACTGCCGAACCAGTTGCGGTTAACTTAATTGACTCATTGCCGTTTGCATCATTAATGGATGTTGTGATACTCGGTGTGGTTAAAGCTGGACTAGTGAGTGTTTTATTTGTTAATGTTTGAGTGGCACCTTCTAATACCACGACGCCACTTGCGTTTGGCAATACAACGATTCTGTCAGCTGTTGGCTCACGTGTGACTAACCGCATTTCGTTACCGTCAGCGGTAGCACCTTCAAATACTACAGCACTATCTTCAAGTGATATTTGTGAAGACAGGTTGTTGCTATCAGCTCCACCGAGAAACTGATAGAGTTCAACAAAGTTATCATTTATCTTGCCACCAGCCGCGCGGAGAGTATCTCCGTTTCCATCGTTGGCTGATGAGCCGATTCCTATATTTTGTCTTGCCATTTTTTAATCCCGTTGCTTTATTTATATCGCAGAGTCGGATGAAATTCTTGTAAAGAAGTCATTATCCATACTTTCTACAGTCATTGCAAAATCTGGTCTACCAGAGTTAGCACTATCATCGAACGTAAATGAGTTCGGGTTGAGCAGTGTTTTAATATCATCGTAGTACTTGACCCAGATATCTGCAGTAAGATCGGAGTCCACAGTGTAGTAAAGCAGTTCTTGTTGACGTAAGTCAATACGGAATGTTGTTCCGTCACTTGAGTCTGCTGTTGCCGTATGTTCAGCAAATGGTGTAGCCAAAGCAAACGACGCTGGAGTATCCGGTGCAAAGATTGGATTGGTTTCTTCAACTGCCAATGGATTATGGCTGTCAAGCACTATATCTAACGTAGCTGTTTCTGATAATTGTACTTCTCCAGCAAAGTGAAATCCTGCTGGGTGAACAAATCTTTTATACAGTAGCTCATAATCAGAAACAGAAATACCAGACTTAATTAGAATAGAGAGGACCTGAAACTGTTTGTTGTCCTGTATTCTCTTTTGATCATCGAATCCAATTTTATCTTCACCGACAATAAGAATGTCTCTCTTTGGATATATAACCTCTACCTCTTCACCAAAGAACCCACGAAAGAATCCTTCAGCCGATGGCTTAGTACCTTTCTGCTGATAAAAATTACCAAGCAGTCTAGCCATCAGTCTTGGTTTCTCAAAGAAAGAAGCCTGTGTTAGTCCAGCTCCGATCTCACTAATGATTTGATCAAGAAAGTCTTCATCAGTGTCTGGAATATCTCGAGCAGCAAATACATCTTGTACTTTTTGGTGGAAGTTAAACTTTCCACCGTCGCTGTCCAAGAACTCTTCGTATCTTTCTAAGAAAGAAATAAACTTAGGGTTATCAGCTTGAAACCACTCAGGCAGGATTGTATCAACTGCTGCACGGTGGCTACCACTGGGTACAGGATTTCTTCTGTTTTTATCGGTTGTGATTGCCATGTTATGTTGTCAATGATGTAGTTGTGTTTTGGAAGTCTACCGTACCTGCCGCTGAAGTCTTAGCAAGATCAAGCGATAAGATATAGTTTCTTAATGGTTTAATCGTTTGAGAGTTAGCTGGTGTTACTGCAATCTGAATGCTGTCTCCGGCAAAAGCACTTAGTGTACCACCAAAACCTGTTAGTGTCACAACACCAGTTGCTTGATTATAAGATCCTACGTTATCCTGAAGGACTGTGGCATTCACTGTATCAAAAACCTCGATGGCGTTTGAACTCAGTCGGTTTCTTAAGATACATGTGTTTCCACCAAAAGTAAAGTTAGTCGATTCTAAGATACGATTAACGTCATCCGGTGCGGCGATCGCCATTGGAAAGTCAATTGTATAATTTGCTGTGGTATTTAACGTAGGGGTAAATCTACGTTGAGCCTTTACAGTAATTGAAGAGTTTAGTACTGCTGGGCTCACCGCATCAATAACAGTGAGAAGAGCAGACTGTCTAAAGGTCTTATCAAATGTACCTAAGTTGTCTGTAAAGAAAGTATTTACTGCGGTACGAATATCTTCCTGTGTAGCGTCAAGTGTCTTATTCGTTAACTCTGGATCGAAGTCAAATTTAACAGCAATCTGAATGAAAGTATCAACAGGATCAACAAACTCAACGTCAATCGACATAACACCTAAGTTCGGAGAGATGACGTTTTGAATCGTGTTTTTAGTATTCGTTTGTACCGCAGATGAAATGTTGTCCTTGAAGTCTAATGATAGATACACTCTTCCAAAAATCGCAGGAACGTTATCTTCTCCACCCCATGCGGCTACAGCATCAAGCAGCTGAGTAAATCTCTGTTGAATAATCGCTTTGTAGTCTTCAGCAGTTACGAGTCGTTGCTGTGACGCAAAGACGATCGGTGCGTTTGCTTTAATTGACTCAATTGATTCTTTTTCTGAACCACCAGCCGAGTTCACGGTTGTTGTAACTGTTGGTGTATATGCAGTACCACCGATGGTAAGTGTTGAGTCAGCAGTGAACGACGTAATGTCGTTTGCATCAGCACCGTTTGTCGCAAGATAAGTTATGACGATTTTATTTCCAGCAGTAGGAGCTTTACCAAGAACGTTACCTTCACCAAAGATTATTTCGAAGAAACCGTTTGGTGTCTCACGAATGATAAAGACCGTAGATGTAGAGTCGACTCTCACTGCGTTTTCAATATCAGTGAATGAGGTACTTGTAGAAGAAGTACTCGTATCAAATACATCTACAGTCAAAGTATTTTTGTCAAGATTAGCATCTGGAATAACATAAACTTGGTTGTCTTCAGTCTCACCGACAAGGAAGGTCTTAGTCTTAAGAGTACCTTCAGTGATATCTATTGTTGATAAACCATCGCTTGTCTTAAATGTAAAGTTACCTGAACCATCGTTAGTCGCTGCAAATGCTTCAAGTGTTTGGAATGTAAAAGTTGTCTCACCAATTGTTCCAGTAAATGTGGTATGTTTAGGAAGTGTCGCACTCGAAGTTACGGTGTCCGATGTCGATACTGTGATACCAACTGTAGCTGAAGCACCAGTCTTTGAAGCTGGATAGTAACCTACAGTTTCGGCGTGTGATACAACAGAAGCTCTTAACTGGGCTGATGATAAGAACGACTCGTTAATCGCAAAGTTAGCAATGAGTCCGTTGATGTGAGTGTTAAAGGCAAGGACATCAAGAATGTTATTTAGACCCGATGCATCGAAGTCATAGTCGGCAAACTCCGAGGATGCTTGGAGAAATGTTTTTAGATTTGCTTTGATCGTATCAAAGTCAAGATCAGATGATCTAATGGTAGCCATTACCGTAACCTCGTCAGATTAATTGTAAGTTCTTGTGTCTCCGGAACGTTAATCACTTGGAATATAACTCGTACGCTAACTGAGTTTTGGTCTTCATTTATGTCAGCCCTAACTCTTCGAAGAATAGCTCTCGGCTCATGGTTAGCGATCGCGTTTGCCACTGCATCTTCAATATCTACTTCGTCAAACTCAGTATCTAAATTAAACAAGAAAGCATTTAAGCTTCCACCGAAAAAAGGTGAAAAAGGTTTCTCTCCTTTATTGGTTAATAAGAGATTCTTTACTGCTTGCTTTACAGCTGCAGCGTCGTTCTTTTTGAATACATCTCCGTTACCCTTCTTAGCAAAAGTTAAGTCAAGATCTTTATAGACCTTGGTTCTTGAAGTCGTAATTGATGCGGTATCAAGATTACCGTCTTCTATTGAAAATACTCGTGCCATGCTTTTATTTATACCCTATCCAGCGAAAACATTAGAAGAACCCGCTGATACTGATGTACAACTTGTGATTCCGTCACCAATTCTTCCGCATCCTTTACCATTTACAAATACTGTGGTTGATCCAGTTGTAATAGCTGCCTTATGTGATGGGCATGGGACTGCGGTTGGTTGTAGATGACTTGTATTATTATCACCCTGTCTACTGACCCCTATGCCATTCACAAACACATTTGTTGATCCCTCATCTCTTGTCATAGGAGAACAGTGAGGCACATCAGCATCACCTATTCTTGTAACTGCTGGCATTATTTTGTTTCTCTTCTCATAAGTATTTGTAATTTTTTATTCCACTGAGCTATTTCATGATGTTGTTCTTCAGTATGTGGCTCAGGTGGTATCTCAGGCTCGAATCGAATTAAATTTTCAAAAGACTCTGGAATATCATCAAAGTTATTATAAACTGTTATTTTACCTTGATTCAATATTACAAACTGGTGAGCCATTAGTTCAGATCAATCCTTGCTGCATCAATGTCTAAGTTACCTGTGATAGATTCAGTTACGTTACCACCAACTGTTAAGTTCATATTTCCATCTACTGTAATATCTAGGTCACCAGTTACATGTATTTTATCATTTCCAGTGACGGTCTTAAATCCATTTTTTGTATGAGTCACAACATCACCGTTTGGATGTATCTCAACAAAAGTACCTGACTTATGATATATGTGGATTCTTTCAGCATTAGGTGTATCATCAATTTCAATAGCGTGTCCTGATGTTGTGGTTACAGCTTTGTTGTGTGGATACACCGCAGCGTATGGTGAGTTAGGTTCACTTGTAATAGTATCCGGTGTCTTAGTGATTGTGTTTGTGCCACGAGCCAACTGTGGAGTTGATCGATCTCCGGCAGAAGCGTCTTCGTACTTTGGCATAGATCCCAGTACAAGCGGTAACTGAGAATTCACACCGTCCATAAAGATACCAAAGACTCGAGCACCAACTTGTATTCCTAGTATGTTGCCCAGGCCATTTGTTCCACCTTGAGTTACAGGTACAACGGTCTGAGCCCACGGTAAGTTATCTGAAGGTATTTCTTGTTCGTTGTTTTGATGAACACCAGTAACTCTTACTCGCACACGACCCATCTGAAGTGGATCGCTAATACTTGTTACGTCACCTACGAACCAACGAATCTGATCTCCATAAAAACTCATTGTGTATTTCCTTTTAAGTTACCAATCTTCATACAGTTCATTGTTACTTGGTACTTATCAACAGTTTTACTAAACTGGTGTCTTACAGAATATATTAAGTACTTACCTGACTTTTTCTTATCTTCTCTATCAGCATCACGATGAACTTGAGTATTAGGAATAGTTACTTCAATGTTGTTACCAATCGTCGAGTGTTTTTCGCCATACAAAAATTCTATACCATTTAAGTTAATTGAAAGTGGGTTCTTTTTTAACATAGTGTCCATAGAAGACTTAATGACTCTTAGTTTATATTCTGCACCGCTCTTTGTTTCATTATAAGAATTATTCCACTGAACGTACTTAAGAGGATCAGGTTGGTCATTATCAGCATCAACATCTCGGTACGCCATGGATCCACCAATGTATGTTGACTTGGTACTCTTATATTGATTTATAGATTTGTCTTTGATCTTTTCATTAAACGATATAGCAGGTTCAGTTTGCTTATCAGATAAAATACCATCAAGCTTAAGCTTTGCATAAAGGTCTTTTTCAATATCATATGAAAAAGATCGAGTGTTTTCAGTTAATGTATCAACGAACTCATAATCTGAACTTATTAATCCACTACGAATAACATCAAGAAGGTTTTCCTGTGATTCCATTTCAAGGTTTTCTATTGCTCTACGAGCCACATGAATATTCATTGTGGATTGTGTTCTATTAGATGACGCAGTAAAGTTAGGAGTGTTTCCAGCATTTAGCGCTGTCTTTGTTAACATTGTGCCTAAGTCTTCAAACTTTAATGAATCACCAACCAGTGTGGAATACAAGTAAAAAGGATAACCTCTATTTGTGCATGCCCTTGATCGTATCCATTGCATAGCGTCAATTGGATGTAAGTTAGGAACTATAAGTTCTACAAACTGTGTATCATCCCCATCTTGGTCAATGGTTTTTTGAAAATATTGATTTGAGATCTTTTTGATAATATCACTTGGCTTACCACTATAATACCGATTTACGTTTTGTAAAGAAGACTCATAAAATATATCTTCAACTAAATGAAACGCAATCGTCGTGGCGTTATTTTGAATCTTTTGTTGTTTCTCAACTGAGTCAATAAAGAATGTCTTACTGATCGACCGAGATCCTTCATCTGCTGTTTTGATAGTGATAAGTATTCTTTCAGAACCTACGATGTCAGCAGCCTGATATAAATTAGAATCATCTATCAGCAACATACGTGCGGTAAGGTATGGCTTTTCTAAATGTTCAAAAATTTCAATATCAGAGACAATTCTATTTAATTCTATCGGCCTGTCTAGTCTTTCTGATAGAAGCTGAATTGTTTCAAAATCAAATGAGGTTTTACTAAACACTATTCACTGCTTCCCTAAAAGATCTCACAATATCATTAATGAGGCCGGGTTTAATAACTTTGATTTCTCGATTGTCTGTATTGATCTTTTGTACTCTATCAAGCCAAGTAACTTCTGTGAGCAAAGCACCTGGCCCAACTTCAGGATCGATGTCGACATATTCTTTATCTGAGTTTTCGTAATGGTGCGCAGCATTATACTGAAACTCAAAACTTGTAACCACGATCACTTCAGTAACGCCATCAGTGTTGGTTGAGTTAACATTCTCACCTGCTACAAAAGTACCGACCACATCTTCCAAGAACACTTGGCCTAAGTCAAGAATCCTTTTACCAATCTTTGCAGTTGCACCGGATGAAGCACCAGTAATAGTCTGACCAACTTTGAACTTATCAGTAAGTTTAGTGCGAGTTGTGATTACTCGAGTACTATATATCGATACTGCTTCATCAAAGATGGCATTGGGAGAAGCCGGCCACTGACCTTCTCGTATCTTATCGTTCATAAGAAAGAACGTCCAGTGATACTCGGGTGTACCATATAACTTTTGAGAAACTTGGTCTGGTCTCTCACCAGGTTGGATATAGTACTCTTCATACGCTACTGACGCATCTGCCACTTGATCAATAACATCAGCATAAACTGATATATTTTCAAAAGTAGCGTTTGTAGTTTCATCTCCAAACTTATAAAATGTTGATGGAAAATATCTGAAGTATGTCATATCAACTTTCCTTAAGGCTTTCTACCATCACCGGCTCTAGTATCTTCTCTAATACCAGGAGGCTGATTTTCTAAGTGATAGAACTGTTCGCGATCTTCATTGTTAATATCTTTACGTGTTTGAGCTTTGTATTCAACAAACGTAAGATTCATCATTACTTCTGTCGGTGAACCATCTGGATGAAGTACCGGTGATGTTGGATTATATGTGGTACTAATCGCTTTCAAATAAGATAACTTAATTGGTGTACCAATGTTTCTGAAACTACCATTTGATGATTCAGATAACAACTGAATCTTAAACATATTTGGATAATCCAATCCTATAGAAAACTCACCGAGGTTTCTACCACCGACAAGCTCATCTGGATAGGCGTGGAATCTAAAGAACTGAATAATTGATTTTACAGCTAGTGATTCTTCCGGAGAACATGGAATGAATTGAAACTGAAAGTTAAACTCACGCACTGACACTCCATTAAAGTTAGTACGAATGTTTGGATTCATTGTAGCCCGTGCAGTAATACTTAGTGCGGTTCCTGCTGTTCCCGGGACAAACTGTGAAGCTCTTAGCTGTGCAATTCGACCAATGGATTTGTCTCCAGCTACAATATCAAATAAATCTAAGAAAGACTGACCCGCTTCAGAGACACCTTTCATTAAAGACCCTGCGATGGTTTCACCTTGATTAGCCGCAGCGGCAATACCCGCACCAACAAGACCTAAAGTACTCTGTGCGTAATCAAAACCATCGTTAACTTGGAATCCACCAAGTGGTACGTATAGATCTGCAACTTCACCTTGGATCGGCTCAAACTGAAGGTTGTTTACCTGTATACCAATTTTTCTTCCTGGATTTTTCTGAGGTATACCAAGAGCGTCCGGTCCAGCGGATAGATCACTAAATTGCCGAACTGCAGTGATTGTTGGTGGTACAACCTGGATTGCCTGAAACTTAATTTTAGTGTTATATTGATTTTCTTTATCAATCGGATATTCTAACTTTCCGACGCGACCACTTGGTGACAGATTTGGTTGTGACATTACTTATCCTATAGATAATAAATAAACTTAAAGTATTTATATGAGAAAATGGCATACAAAGGACGATACATTGTTGAGAATCAAAAGAAGTATGTTGGAGATCCAACCAACGTGGTCTTTCGGTCGCTATGGGAACGAGAGGTATTTAAATGGCTCGATCGCAATCCAAAGGTAAAGAAGTGGTCGTCAGAAGAAACTGTGATACCATATTTCTATGACATCGATAAAAAGTATCACCGCTATTTCCCCGATCTTAAAATCGTTTTTGAAAACGAAACAATCCTTGTCGAGATCAAACCTAAAAAAGAAACCGAGCCACCAACAAAAACAGGAAAACAAAAAAGACAGTACATAACTGAAGCTGCATCATTTGTTAAGAACATGAATAAGTGGGAAGCTGCAGATTCTTTTTGTAAAGATCGTAAGTGGAAGTTTCAAGTATGGACTGAAGAAACATTGCACTCGATGGGAATAATGCAGAAACCATTGAAGAAAGTTCCTGGTAAGTTGAAGCCACTGAAGCCATTCAGAAAGCGTAAGAAATAAGTATAAATACCGGTATGGCTGGTGAAAGTTTATTTAGAGATTTAGAGATCGAAGCGTTCCGTGCTGGTATTACTCCACGGACACGCGAGTCTATACGTTGGTTCCAAGATAAAGCACGACAGATGTTTCGTGGTAGATTCGTAATGAACCGCAGATCACTTATGCAAGACGACGCTGTTGATTTGAAGAACAGACCTATCACAAGGACTGGACCTCAAGGCAATATGTATATGTTCTTCTACGATCCAAAACATAAACAGACTCTGCCATACTACGATGGCTTTCCGCTCATTATTATGATGGGTCCGGCTAAAGGTGGATTCATGGGACTGAACTTACACTATCTGCCTCCAACCGTACGAGCAAGGTTACTTGATACTATACTTGGAAACAGTAACGCAAAGATCCCAGAGCAGTACATTGCACCGGCAATGAAACATTATTTGTTTAAACACGTGAAAAGTAGATTCGCACTCGTTGATAGACCAGAATGGGAAATAGCTACTTTCTTACCATCGGCTGATTGGAATAAAGCAGGTCCAAACACAGTTTATAGAGACTCACGAAAAAAGCTAAGGGCATAACATGGCTTCACTATCAGAAATTAAAAGTTCCATAACCTTTGGTGGTGGATTAGCTAGAACAAATAAGTTCTTAGTGACACTTCCTTCCCTAGGTGCAGGTGGTCTTATCGGATTCCTCGGTGCGAGGAATATGAACATCCTTTGTAGATCTGCACAGATTCCAGGTAAACAGATCTTAACTCACGATAAAAGAATCGGCATGAAGTTTGAAAAGGTGGCTTACGGATATGCAGTAGAAGAAGTAACACTATCTTTCATGGAGACCTCAACGTTACCAGTCCGAAGATACTTCGATACTTGGAGAGATATTGTACTTAATGAAGATGAACAGACTGCTAACTATAAAAGAGATTATCAACGTAGGGTTATCATTCATCAGTTAGCAATGCCTGTACCACTTGGGGCGTTTCCAATTACAAACCAAATTCCTGTTGATGTATTAGTATCAACTTATTCTGTGGAACTGCAGAACGCGTTTCCTACAACTATCACAGCAAATGAATATAATAATGAACAAGACGGCTTCATTGAAACAACTGTATCGATGTCTTATACAAACTGGAAGAGAGTTCCAGCTGGACAGCTATCTTTATCAATTAACTTTTAGAGGTAAATAATGGCACTACCGCGACTTAATGATGTACCAGAGTATGAATTGACGGTACCTTCGACTGGACAATCTGTTGGCTTTCGCCCCTTCTTAGTAAAAGAACAGAAAGTCCTTATGATTGCATACGAATCAAAAGACGTAAAAGAAATCCTGAGAGCAGTTATGAATTGCATTCAGGCCTGTGTACAAAACATTGACGTTAATAAGTTAGCGACGTTTGATGTTGACTATATCTTTACACAGATTAGATCGAAGTCTGTTGGTGAGAAAAGCGATGTTGTCATGAAGTGTACAACATGTGGTCATGAGAATCAGCTGACTGTCAATTTGGACGAGATTACAATTGATCTTGAAAAGAAAGACATGGTCATAGAGCTTAACGATAAGTATACTTTAACAATGAAGTATCCTACTTATTCTGATATTATTAATGACAGAGTTTTACTAAACGATAAGAGAACACAAACCGAGCAGTTACTCGCAACTCTTCGGAACTGTATGGAGACTATTCAGACTGAAGAAGAAAACATACTCTTGAAAGACGAAACTGTAGAAGAGATTGATGATTTCATTTCGTCGCTGAATGATGAACAATACGGAAAGATCGCAGACTTTGTTTCAAGTGTACCGACGCTATCATACACTAAGAAGTTTAACTGCAAAGAATGCGAAAAGGAAAACGAACTTAGAGTGGAGGGCTTGCAAGATTTTTTTTCATAAACCTCTCGCATGAGACTCTTGAAAACTATTACCAGACTAACTTTTTAATGGCACAAGAGCATCACTACTCATTAACTGAGTTGGATAATATGATTCCATGGGAGAGGGAAATTCTAGTGTATATGTTAGTTCAGCATGTGAAAGAAAAGAATCAGCAGCAGCAGCAATAAATGGCAGAAGAAGAAAAAGAAATTCCACAAGAAACCGGTAGAACGGCCACTCAAAGAGGATCTTTGAAACAGGTTAACGCGACTCTGTTAGCGCAGACCGAAGTCTTAAGGGACACTCAAACATCTATTCTTTCTACAAATAACCTTCTTACGAAATCTCTTCAAGGTCAACTACAAGCAGCACAGTTGGCAAAACTAAAAAAGGCTGAAGCCGATCGCGAAGGTGGTAGGTTCAGACAGGTAGCGGGTGGAATCGCTGCCGGTGGTAGAGCTGCAGCTGGTGCAGTACAAAGTGGAATCGGTAACTTACAGGGTTTGTTTAATAAGATGGGTGCCTTTCTAACACCGGCTGCCCTAGCTGCTTTACCTAGTATCCTTGCTGGTACTCTTATCAGACGTGGGATTCCTGCACTCGCTGTTGGTGTGTTCGCTGATGAGATCTCCAACTTTTTACTCGGAGACGAGGTTTCTCAAGAAATGAGAAATCAGGTTACTCAAGCGATTCAAGGTGGAGCTCTCGGTTCTCTCCTTGGTAAAAAGTTTGCTCTAATCGGTGCTGCAGCAGGTTTCTTGATTGATGAAGATGTACAAGCCCAACTGCTCGAACTTGCTAAAGGATTCGGTGCTCTTATTGGTAACGACATAGACAGTCTAGAAGATCTTAAGGCAGTAATGATGTCTATTGGTGAGTTCATTCGAACCAATCTAAAAAGTGGATTACAGGGTATTAACGAACTTCTTCGTGGCGACATCGCTGGATTCTTGGGTATCGGTGAAGGAAACGAAAGTAACTTAGTATCCACTTTAGGTTTGCTTGGTGCTTTAGGTTTAGTGTTTGCACCAGGTTCAACTTTAAGATTAGCTTTGGCCGCGCCAAATTTATTACTTTGGACTGGTGGAAAAGTTCTAGGTGCTCTTAAAGCAATTGGTGGATTGGGCATGGCAATTACAGCAGCCTCTACAGCTAGTGCAGCCACTACCGCAGCCGGGGCTGCTGCTAGTACAGTAGCTGGAGCTAGAAAAGGCGGTACACTAATGACGATAGCTGGTGGAGCTTTAACGATTCCAGGCATAGGTCCTATTATTGCAATCGGTGCGGTTACTGCAGCTGCCGCTGTTGCATTTACACAAACACAGTTGTATGCAGATCTTAAAAAGAAATCTGAAGAAATATTAGCTTCTATGCCGCTCGGTTTTGACACTGATGAAAGTGCAATAATGTCACCTGGAGATAGAAGTCCAGCAAATCAGTCAGTGTCAAATGATGATGCAATAAGACAAACACATCTTAATCTGAT